CGCCGTGCTTCGTCCAGCCCGGGTAGTCGCGCCAGGCGCCGCCCGTGAACAGGCCAGGCTTCTTGGTGCCGGGCATGATCGGCAGAACCAGATAGCCGTTGTCGACCAGCCGCGCCCCGAGGCGCGCCATATAGCTGTCGCTCATGGGTACGGCACCTCGCCGGGATCGTCGCCGAGCTCGCGCAGCCGATCGGTGAAGCCGGTGACGATCACCTCGATCAGCGTTGCGAACTCCTCGGATGACCAGGCCATGAGGTCGGTCCGGCCGCGGCTCTCGACGTACTCGCCTGCCATGTCGACGGCATGGTCCATAGCCACCCGCTCGTGCCGGGTCGGGTCAATCATGCCCAGCCTCCGATGGCAGATGCTTGGCAGACGACCGAGCAGAACCAGCGGAAGCTCTCGGCGCGCCGCGGGTCGCCGATGTCGTAGCGGGGATTGAACCAGCCGAAGCCGCGCGCGCCCCGCCGGCACACCGCGCAGAGGCCCCTGGAGCGGCTCATGCGAACCTCGCATGGAGGACCTCCGGGTATCGGCCGTTCGGACGCACGGAGATCTGGGCGGGCTGCCTGAGCTCGTGGGAGCGGGCGAGCGCCTCGAGAACGGTGGCGGGCGCGAACTCGCCGTCGCTCCGGCGGCGCCACCAGTCCGCGGCCTTCCGGCCGGCATAGCCGCCGTGCTCCAGGCACACCCACTCGCGGTGGCGAGCCAGGCCGCAGTGATAATCAACCCGCAACGAGGGCGGCTTGCCGGGCTTGTCGTGGCGGTGGTAGGTCACCGCGCCGACGTCGAGCCATTCCGGGCGACCGGTGCTCAGGATGGGTCGCGTGGTCGCCGTGGCCTCGAGCTGCACCTCCGGCGCCGGGAACACGTAGCCGCAATCGGCGCAGACCCGCGCCGCCAGCGCGTTGATGGTCTGGCACGCGGGGCAGACCCTGGTCGGCGCCTCGCCCTCGGCTTGACCGTTGGTCTTTTCCCGGGGCTTCACGAGGTCGATCGGCCCGTGGCGGGCGACGTTGCCGGCGAAGTCGAGCACCAGGCAGCTCTCCTTGCCGGGTGCGAGGCGGGTGCCGCGGCCGGCCATCTGGACGTAGAGGCCAGTCGACTTGGTCGGCCGCAGCATGGCGATCAGGTCCACCGCCGGCGCGTTGAAGCCGGTGGTCAGCACGCCCATCGAGGCCAGCGCCCGGATCTCCCCGCGCTTGAACCCGACGATGATGCTGTCGCGCTCGGCCTTCGGGGTGTGGCCGAAGATGGTCACGCCGGAGACGCCCCGGGCACGAACCGCTTCGCAGACATGGCGGGCATGGTCGACCCCGGCGCAGAACAGCAGCCACGAGCGCCGGTCCCGGCCGTAGTCGACGACCTCGTCGATCGCGGCCCGGGTGGTCGGGCCCCGGTCGACCGCGGCCTCGAGCTGGCCGGCGATGAACTCGCCGCCGCGGGTGCCGACGCCCGAGACGTCGAGCTGGGTCGCGGTCTGCTTGCTGACCAGAGGTGCCAGGTAGCCCTGGTCGATCAGCTCGCGGACCGACACCTCGAACGCGATGTCGTCGAACAGTGCTTCCGGCCCGGTGTGCAGCATGCCGCTATCGAGCCGGTAGGGCGTCGCGGTCAGGCCGATGATCTTGAGCTGCGGGTTGATCCGGCCGAGGTCGTCAAGGAAGCGCCGGTAGGTGGTGTTGGCGCTGCGCGGGATCAAATGTGCCTCGTCGACCAGCACCAGGTCGGCGCGCTGGATGGTGAAGGCCTTACGGTGCACCGACTGGATGCCGGCGAACAGGACCTGCGCCTGAGCATCGCGGCGGTTCAGCCCGGCGCTGTAGATCCCGGCCGGCGCCTCGGGCCAGAGGTGGATCAGCTCGGCGAAGTTCTGGCTGATCAGCTCCCGCACGTGGGTCAGGATCACGATCCGCTCGTCCGGCCATTGCGCCAACACCTCCTGGATGAAGGCGGCCATGACGAGCGATTTGCCGCCGGCGGTCGGGATGACGATCAGCGGATGGCCGGTCGCCGCCGCAAAGTAGTCGTAGACCGCGTTGATCGCGGCGCGCTGATAGGGGCGCAGCTGCAGGGTCATGCCGCACCGTCCCGCCAGACGCTGCCGTCCGGCTTGCGGTAGGCGACCCAGGCGCCTTCGGGATCGGCGTCGAACTGCTCGGCCTGGATCAGGTCGGGGACGAACAGGTGAGCAGCGCAACCGGCACGCTGCTCATCGGCGGGGAGCTGCCGGCCGAACCGGTCGCAGTGCCAGCTGCCGTCCGCCGACGGGGTCACATACAGGCAACTGCGACAGGTGCGCTCCGGCAGGCGGTCGCCGTGGCAGGTATCATGCTGGGGGCAGAGCCGACACTGGAACCAATCGGGGTCGTCGCTGATCCGGGCCGGCGGCCGCGTCGCGAAGATGATCCGACCGGCGCGCTCGATCAGCCGCTTGGCCTTGGTATCGTTGATCCTGACCCGCTCGGCGTAGAGCGCATCGGTGTCCTTGCAGACGGCGAGGTAAAGCGTCCGGGCGAGGCCGGTCAGGTGCATGTAGACCTGCATCTGCGCCCAGTGCTCGGGCTTCGCCTTCTGGACGCCTGCTTTGCACAGCTCGGCGAAGGAACGCGCGTTGTGGGTCTTGAGCTCGATGATGTGCCAGGTCCTGGGCGCCTCGGGGATGCCGAGCCCAACCCCGTCGAGGCTGCCACCGAAGTGGCCGCCGTGCGCCTGGACGTGCCACTGCCGGCCGGTGTCGGGGTCGAGGTCGAGGACGGTGACGCCGATCCGGCGGAGGTTGCGGATCAGCCGGTCCTCCTCGAGCCGGCCGGTCTCGAACAGCCGCAGCATCCGGCCGGCGTGGACGGCGCGCGTGACCCACCGGAACTCGTACCAGAGCGCCCGGTCGCACTCCCGGCCGATCACCGAGGCGCCGAGGTGCTCCCGGAAGCCGTCGCCGGCATCCGCCTCGTAGGCGGTGAGGACCGCTTCCACTGTCGGGCACGCGCGCGGCGGCAGCGGCGCCATCAGGCGCCCTCCCGCTGGTCGTGCAGCGCATGCGCACGGTCGACGAAGCCCTGCCAGGCGTGGTCGTCAAACTCGTCGCGCAGGACTTCGATCAAACAGTCCTTGAACCCGGAACGGCGGCCCGGGCCCGTCGGCAGCGTCTGCATGTGCGCCGTGAGCGCAGCGATGTGCTGGCGCTTGTGGCGGATCGCGGTGCGCGCCCGGTGGTACCAGCGCGGGTCCATCTGGCCGTGGTTGGCCTGCCGCTCCAGGTCGGTGGCGGCGATCTGCGCCTTGATGGCGTCGATGTCGCCGCGCAGCTGGTCGATCACGGCTCGGCAGGCGGGGCGGGTCGCCGGCAGGTCGATCTTGTCGGTCGGCGCGCCCGGGACTAGCGTCCTGTCCTCCATGGACGTTCTCCGAATGCCCGTGGGGAAAGCGCCGTCGCCGTCAGGTCGCCAAACTCGATCGGCGACGGCGCTGCCTTCCTCCTGATCAAGCGCTCCGCTTCCAGGGCGCGGTCGGGTTGGCTGCCGGCGCCGGCCGGGAAGCCGGCGCAGCTGTCTGGGTGGACGCGGTGGTCCGCGGGCCCTGCTGCTGCCCCACCGGCTTGTAGCCCTTGACCTCGTTGTAGCCGTTCGGCTTGACCGCGACCCGGACCAGCATCGGCAGGAAGTGCAGCTCCTCGGAGTCTGCAACCTGGAGCTTGCCCACCGCGTGGCAGATGGCGCTGAGCGTGCGCTGCGCGATCTCCTCGGCGGTCGGGTTCGGGTTGATCAGGTTCAGCTGGTCGTAGATGTGCCGGCCCTGGAACGGCCCCTGCAGGACCTCCATGTCGAGCCAGAGCATCTGCCCGGTGCCGGCCTTGGTGACCCGCATTTCCGACTGCAGGATCTGCACCTCGTAGTCGCCGGGCGGCAGGGCCTCGAGCGGCGCGTTCGGCTCGACGCTGGAGGCGTCGAAGGTTCCACCAAGCTTGGCCATGGCTACTTCTCCTTGTGGTCAGGCAGGATTCCGCGAGGCATCGCCTCGACGAGCGCGGCCCAGGACATCGGCAGCGTGTCGGGCAGCGCGTAACGATTCTTGGCGAGGTAGGCCGGGCGCTCGGCCGTGTGCAGCAGGCGTTCGCCGGAGCCGAGCGCCCGCGTGACCTTTTTGTTGAAGCCGACGTCCGACTTGACCGTGCTGATCCTGTAGTTCGCGAACAGCACGACATCCGAGTGCTCCTGCAGCAGGGCCGACGCCTTGCTGTGAAGCTTGATCACGTAGCGGTCATAGGGCTCGCTCTCGGGGCTGTCGAAGCGCTTGATGTCGGTGTGAGCGAGTTGGACGACGGTCATGCCCTTGTCATCGCGGAGCGCGTTCAGCCCCTCGATGTACTGCCGCCAGAGGTCGAGGGCGTGGACGTAGCCCTTGCCGTATCCGGCGTCCTCGATCGAGCTCCAGCCCTGATCCTGGCACACGCGAGCCCAGACCAGCGGCTCCAGCCAGTCGGTGCTATCGACGACCAGCGACCTGAAGGCGTGCTCCTCGGTGTAGAGCGCGGCCAGCTCCTGCATCACCTCATCGAAGGTCCGGGCCAGCGGGAAGTGCGGCACATCGAGGGTGCCGAGACCGTCCTCGGTCAGGATGAACACGGGATCAGGCGCGCCGGCGGCGAAGGTGGTCTTGCCGACCCCGTGCACGCCATGAACCAAGATCCGCGGCGGCTTGAGCACCGTGGTCCGGTTCAAAGATGCGAGCGAGATGGCCATCACGCCGTCCTCCGCGCCCGCTGGTCACTCGCGCGACCGGCCGCTGAGAAGTGCTTGTTGCTCGCGATCATGATGAGCTGCTCCTCGTTACGATCGGGCGCATTGGCCCGCGATGACTGCGCGGCACTCCAGCGAGCTAGCACCGCGATGTAGGAATAATCTCCGTCGCTGTGTCGGCGCTGGATCAGGTGCACACGACCGTCCTCGGCGGCGATCAGGGCTTGGCGTGCGAGCGCGATCAGCCGCAGCCGATCCGGCTCCGACAGCCCGGTGGTCGACCGGCAACGGTCGCGGCCGAGATGGCCACGGTAGTAGACGGTGCTGTTGCCCGGCGCGGCCATTGCCAGCCAGCCACAGAATTCCTCGGGTGCGAGGCGGGCTGCGGTCCGGCCTCCCGCGTCGCTGTCCTGACCCACTCCGGACGAGCGTTGGTCGACCACGGTCATGCGGGTGTCGGCGGCGAGAAGCATTGCGGCATCGTCCTCCATGACTCTTCTACTCACGAGGCTCTGGAATCCTCTCACAAGGTCCCGAAGCCGAAGGCGAGGAGGTGCAGGCGAAGCGCCTCGATCTGCCGATACATGCCAGTGTTGGACAGGTTACAGACGTGGCGCGCGACACCCGGAGTTTCGTGAGCGAGGCAGGCGCAAAGCCGCCGCATTTCGGACGGGAGGCTCACGATCGCCCTCGAGAGGTCGATGAGCATCTCGACCCGGGCGTGCCCGTCGACCTTGTTGCCAAGCAGCGCCGGAAGGCCATGCTCCTCGCTGAAGCTGTCCGAGACGATCAGCCCAGCGTCGTTGCTCCTATTCGCGATCGGCGCGTCGAGCGAGACGTCGACGGTGCGGCGCCGACGTCGGAGGCGAGCTTCAATCCTGCGCGCCTGATTGAGGGTGACGACGCCCAGGAAGGCCACGAGCTCACCACGACTCGCGCGGTAATCCTTCAGGCGGCGCCAGGCATCGAATACGATCTCCTGGAACGCATCGTCGCGGTCCGCCGGCTGCAGGTTCCTGCGCTCTACAGTTCGATGAGACACCGCCTTGTGCTTAATGAAGCAGCGCGAGGAGGTGAGCATGACGGACACGACGGTACGGGGCGCTGGCCCG